GTTCTAAATAAAATACTAATGCGATCGTCGTAATATGTTGCCATTGTTGGAACTACCATCGCAATCGCTTCTTGTTCGCCTAACGCTGTTTTGTAATTAAATTGACACATTGCAATCAGCGAACCTTTTTTATATTCGTCTATCGAAGTTACGTCTTTTAGTAAAGGATATAGAAAACTGATCATCCCACTAATTGTTAAATGCAATGCCGATGGGCTCGCTAAACTTTGTCCCATCTCGCTGACATTGATTTTGTAGCGTTTGTTTAGTTTTACAACTCTCGTTACGGTTTGATTTTTAATGACTTCATACTTTCTCGGTTCACGATCAACTGCCACAAACTGACTTGTTTTGTTAAAGTCACTTGATAATTCTGCGTTGATTTCATAGTGATCGAAATGTGTGATAATAACCATACGTGTTACGGTGTATGTATCACCCAATACAACTAACCTTGAACGTAATATCGGGTATGTGTTTGATATGTATGTAACACTACCAGACGTTGATGCTCGATTTCGTGCATCGCTTTTTATCTTGCCGTAGTTGGCGTTTTTCTCAACGATGCGTTCACCTTGATTTTGGTATTCGGTAAACTCTAAGCCACCGTCCAACTCAACTTGATTTTCTTTGCTAAACTGCATTTTAATCAACGGTTCATACTCGACAACATACGCTAATTTGTTGACATCTTCACTGCCACCACCGTAGTTTTTTAACGCTGATACGTTAAAGATTTTGTTGTTGCCGTATTCATAATAACAAGTTGTATTCTTCAACCCCAATGTAGGTAGTTTGAACCAATCCCACGTTGATGCCCAAAAGGTCGTTTTTGGTAGGTTATCCCATACCGACTTTTCCACAAAACCTTGTCCGTCATAGTATTCAATCTCGAATTCTTGTGCTGGGATTAAATCAGGAAAATCTTCATCGTGTTCTAAAAACTTCTTTGCAGTTATTTTTGTTATTCTCTTGATGTTGTATGGCAATTCAATAATGCCATTATCTGCCGTTGTTGTGGTGTTTAAGTCGTTCGGTATAACAAATGTGCCCAATAACTTATTCGGATAATACGCAACTTGCCCACCTAAATCAACGTTTTCGGCATCCATCACTATCTCGGTTGCGAAGTCGTCAATGCTTTCGCTTAATTCAATGCGTGAATAAGATGGCGATGTGGTGGTCGTTGATACGTTGATATACTCAAAATCTATTTCAGTCCAGTTTATCAACTTTGGAAATGCGTCAATTTGTTCACCTATTCTAATCAAAACATCTAATAAAGTTTTACCCACATACATGTCATCTGGTGCGATTTTAGTAAGTTTTGATGCTCCAGCACTTGATAATGTAAACTCGGTTTGATTGCGATATTGCCACAATCTCGGTTTCATTTTTTTCAGTATCTTAACAACTAAATCTGCTAGCGTTAAGGTTGGATTGTCTAAACTTTGTGTAAATGATATATTCGGTAATAATTGCCCTTGTAAAATCTTATTCGGTTCGACCAACACAACATTGTATAACCAATTTGCATCGTAGTCAATTCGTGTACGTGCAATTGTCGATGCTAACCATCGTGAAATTAAAGTCATCGGTAAGGTCAAAGCAAACTCATAATTCTTGCCTGCTAATACATTGCCGCTCCATAGTGTTGTTGAACTTTTCTTGATTGCTTTTACATTTATTGTTGTTTCTTCTAAAAATGGAACGTCATCTACCATATACGCAACTGTCGCTTCATCTATTTTTAATGTTGAACCGTAAATGTTAATCTTTACGTAGTATGAATAAACGATACCTGCTAATGTTCGATCCCAAGTCAATATGTTTGAAGTAAACATTCGGTCCGTCAGTCCTATTTGCATTATAATTGGGTATGTTAAAGGCGTTTCTTCATAAATTTCAACCCGATCAAATCGTTTTAATAAGTTCTTATCGGTGTAGTTAAAGTCAACTTGTGTTGTCCAAAACCCACCATCACGTTTAATATCAAAACGAGTGCCGACTACAAGGTCAATAAATGTGCTATTCTTTACTACTTTTAATTTCATATTTATCTCCTTCTGTATGCAACACTCGTTCCACCTGTGTATGATTCTGTAAATATGTTGTATCGTTGCCCTACAGCGTTCGGACTAAATCCCGCTCCACCAAGTTCTCTTAATCGTTCGTTTCGGCTGCGTTTGTCGTTTTCTAATTCTATCACTTTATCTCTTACCTTAACGGCAATATCGTACGCCATTTTTGTTGCTGCAATTATCGCTGCTGGTGTCAATAAACTTGATACGTTAAATGCCATCGCATTGCCGGCTGTGTTTATCACGCTGTCTGCAACGCCACTTGCCATACTTACATCATCAATTGGTGCGGGTGATAATTCAACTCCACCCGCTGTTTGACCTTTACTTCGTGGTGTTAGACTAATACTAATTTCTGCCATAATCTTACCCTCTTCGTATCGTTGCTATGATGGTTGGAAATGCTTTTGGTTGTGCTGCCTTAACAATTCGTGCAACACGTCCGTTGAATGATATTGTATTGGTGTCGTCTGTAATTGATATGCTAACAATGTCAGTATCTTGATAAAGTGCTTTTCTTAACTCATTGCCGGGCAAGTCTAATATACCAATTGATAATACTTGTTCTATTCCTGTTTTGCGTAAAGTCATATATTGACTTGTTGGATGTTCACCGTATTTATTAACAACTTCAAAGTTATAACTAAACATACCATTTGCAATCGTGTATTCAACACTGTTAATTGTTACCAATATATCCTTTATGTTCGTGATATTATGGATAACTAATATCGCCATTCCGACTTCCCATCGTTGAAATATGTGAACGCCTGAATTGTCAGCTTGCCCTGTCGAAGTAATGTTCGTAAACGTTACCCATCTATCGTTAATTAAAGTGTTGTTGTTGTCTTTAAAAAACTCGTTGAATAATGTCTGGACGATTGCTTTTTCTCGTTCTAATGCCAAAACTTGAAAACTTGCTCGTATCAACCGATCAGCTCCACCTATGTCAGGTAATGGCGATGGGTTTTCACGATATACAACCGTTATGACTTCGTGGTCATAGATATTCTTGTCTGCTCGTTCTAAACTGTTGATGTCAAACACTCTAACCTTTTTTATATCGGTGTTTAACGTGTCTAAAATCGCTTGTAAACGTGCTTCTATTGTGTTTAGCATAATAAAATACTACCCCCTTTTAATTTCAATGTCATAACCGTATTGTGCAGCGAATAATCGCACTGCTTGTATGACGTTTGTGTCAATCCACCCTTGATTGGGATTGATTTTGCCGTTCCATTTTGGACTGATCCACGCTTCATTTGTAAATGGTGCGTAGTTTAACTCGTCGTTTCCTATGATGATGGCATCGCCTGTGTTCTTGATACCACGACCAAGTAATGCTCCTGTGTCTTTGCGTCGTTTCCATTTGTAAACTCGTAACATCGCTTCGATTTGTGCTAATAAAATGCTTTCATCATTCATCACCTTGCACCCCTAAAAACCAACGCTTCGATTGATAACCACTCTTGAAGTAGTGTTGCTCGTTGGATTGTTGGATTCGCACGTCGGCTATGATATATTCTTTGCCCATATCGTCAACAACAATGTCGTCTTTCTTGAATGGTATTTGTGCAACGCTTTCGATAATGAAGTTGATATTGTCACGATCGATCGAATCACTGAAGCGTTTGTTGATTAAGGTTTTCTCGCCACTCAATGAACCTTCAAAGTCAATTAAAGACCCACGTGGGTATGTAATGCTTCCATCGACGCTGTAATCTTGTTTCTTTTGTAGTTTCATTTTAATAAAACGCTTGTCCTTTGCGTTGTTTAAGATAATCATAATTCACTCTCGAACGGTTGACGTGTTTTTGCTGTCACAACGTTAGTCCATAAGTCGTAACGCTTTGCCATCTTCCATATTCTGCCCGACAAATTGTCATACTCAACGTGCATCAAACTTGCATCGCCCATTGATAACAAATACTCGGCTTGTTCCATTATGAGCTTGTGCCAATCTTCTTGATTGTCTTCGTCCATTTCTTTGATGCCGATAAAGTTCTCAACGATCATATCGTAACAACGTGTGAATAGTATATCTAACAAGCGTTCTTGTTCTTTAATGTCGCCTGATAACTTACCAGCGATATTCTCACCTGAATAGGCTCTAAATTGTTCTTTTGTTGGTAATACCATTTTTTCATCTCCTTTAAGTGAATAGGGATGGGATGCTCTCCCACCCCCATAAGGTATAATTAGTCTTGAACCCAATAAGCGTAAACTGTTACATCGTCCGTTACTGCGTTACTTGCTGCATCAGTGCTGCCGTCGTATGTTCCCCCATTAAGGTCAAACGTTATCGTTATAAAACGACAGCCTCTTTGAACTCGCCTTCAAATGTTAAGTCTGGTGCTAAAATCGCTGTTCCGTATGTGTAGAATAATGATAACTCTACGAAATTAGATAATGGAACTCTATCTCCACCTGTGTAACCATCGCTATATACCGGTTGTGCAATGTTTCCAACAGTCGTTGCGATAAAGTCAGTGCTTGATGGCATATAGTGTTCAGAGAATACCATTGCCCCGTGAAACGCAGGAACTTCTACTAATTCAGTTGTTCCATTGTATGCGTAAACTTTGTCTAAACTGTTTCTTACTTTTGCGAAGATTGATGGTTTCAAGAAGACAACGATTTGTGAACGGTCAACACCGTCAACATAGTCGTTAGATACTGTTTCAACTTTTAAGATTGCTTCTTCTAACAAATCTAAATAATTAGGTGTAGTTGCATTTGCCCAAGTAATGTCGGCATCGTTTCCTATTACTGTTCCTGCTGCTGTTTTCGCTGCTGTTAATGCTGCACGGTCTAAATCGGCAGTCATTCTCAATGCGTGGTTTGCAGTTCTATGTTGGACTAATCCACCATAACCAATTTGTGCCACATCTCTTTTGTGCAATTCTTCAACGATTTCTTTTTTTGTTGAAAGGTTGACTGTTACTTGGTCGTCTAAAACGGCTGCTCCAGCTAATGCTGTTCTTGCAGTTCCTTCTGTTTCAACACTTGCGTTTTGGAATCTATGGAATACCATTGACCCATACGCTGGGTTGCCCATACCGTTCATCGCTTTTACTTTTGCGACGTTTGATAACTTTTGATAATCTGCTACTTTTTGACCGTATGATTCTGCTAACAACGCTTCATCGCCTACATCGTCCAACATACCTGTTGCGTCTGTGCGTGCATAGTCATACATATTTAATAATAAATCCATTAGTTTCATACTTTTTACCCCCTGTTAGAATACTCTTGGAATAGGTTTTGTTTTTGTTTGGTTCTTTTCTTCCGTGCCGATTTGCTTAACAGTCGTGCCTTGAAATCGCTTTTCAGCCACCACCTTTAAGTTCTCTTCGGTTAGTTCTAAACCCTTACCCCTGACTAACGCCACCAAATCTTCTGCGTCGTCAATGTTTTTCACGTATTTTAATGCAACACGTTCTGCTTTGAGTTTAGATAGTTCTTGATTAGAAGTATTGAATTGCTCTTTTAGCGTTTCAAACTCCTTCTTGGTAAGTTCATTTTCTTCTTTGAACTTCTTTAAGTCGTCGATGGATTCAATGCCGTTTTTCTCTAAAAAGTCTTTCTTCGCTTTTTCTTGTCCTTCAATGAACTTGTTTTTTAAACGAGTGTCAAAGTCTTTTTTCGATAACTTGACTTCTTCTTCGACTTCTAATACTTTTTCTTCTTCCATTGTTTTCTCCTTTAACCCGAGTAGGTATTTGTTCTTTAAGTCAACTCGACTAATACGCTTAATGTCCGTGTGACAATTCTATGTAGTTTTAATTGCTACCTTTGGAAAGGGGTGCGGTTAACACTACCCCTGTTATAAAAAAGATTATAACCTGTATTTTGCACCCATATCGTTGACGATTATGCCCGTCTTTTCTCGGCGATAATCTCTCGTGACCGGTTTGCCTGATAACAACTCACGTTGTTTTAATTGATACCCACTCACAACCGTTCGACTTTGCTTGATATTCGCTAATAACTCGGCTCGTTGTGTTGGGTCTTTGACTTGATTTAAGAGTATTGTGTCGCTCTCTAATCTATTTTTATATTTTCGTATTACACGTTCGTTTTTGCGTTGTTCTTGCAACGTAGCGTAATTTTCAGGTTCGTAGTGACCGTTTTGCATATTCAAGTCTTTTGTTGTCACTTTGCCAAGTTGGTCTTTCGTTATTGGTGTGACGTAATGGCGACAATTAGGACGTGTCAGGAAACCTTTTGACTTGGCTTCGCTTAAATACATATACTTGCCGTTCCACTCGTCTATTGTGCCATCGCCTAAATAGAACTTGCCTTGATACTGTGCGTGATCATCAGCACAGTCGAAGTGTTCACTCGCTAAATAATACCCAACGCCCAACGCTGTGGAAGTCGTTTCAAGGTTCTTTAATGCGTTGTTGTTTAGGTCTGTCCTTGCACGCATTTCCATATAACTCTTGTAAGACATCTTGCGTCCGTTTTGATACACGACAAAGCCACTATCGATTTGTTCTCTCGTTGCTTTTTGTATTTGTGTAAACAAGTCGTCCGGGTCTAATGCGACTTTGTTGATGACTGCTCGATAGTTTGTTAGTGCTTGACTTAACGCAAACCCTACATTGCCTTGAACTCCTACTCTTACGTTTGGTATTCCCGGTTTGACTACCTTGTCTTTGGCAACCTTTTCAACTTCCTTGATTGCTTCATCTCTTGATACTTCTAACCCTTGTGTAGTCGTTTGAATTAAATCTTTCGTATATTTATGCGTTTCACGTTCTAACATAATCGCTATGCGTTGCTCGTCTAACTGTCGTTTGCGCAACCATATCTCTTTTGGCTTGTCTAAATCCTTTGCCAACTCGTAGTTTATTTTTAAGATTAGTTCGTCCTGCAAAGTCGCATACTTCTCGCTTTGCTCTTTCGCTAACTTTTCCCAACTATCGTTGTTGAACATTATTCATCTACCGTAAATTGTCGCACCAAGTCTTCAGGCGACATTTCAGGCGTTCGTGCTTTGACTTTCTCGATTTCTTCTTCTAATGCGTCGTCTGTCAATCCACCTGCCCATAACTCTTGGACGAACTTGTCAATTGATATTCCTGCTGCTGCAAATAACGGAAGTAATGTCGACACTCTCTCGTTGAATGTTGGCGATGCGTAGTCTTGGAAGTCCACGTTCACTTCGTAGTCTTTGGCGTTGTTGCCTTTGATTACGTCGTCCATTTTCAACACGATTTCACATACTCGCTTGATGACGTTCATTTCGTTGTCGATGATGTCATCTCTCGTAACGAGTGTTACTTTCTCACGCTCTCGTTGTGCTTCTGCGTTCGGTGTTCTCGTAAGTTCAAAACCTAAACTCGATGGACTTAACGTGCCACCTAATATCATTATCAATTGTTTGTTTATCGTTTCTAATAGCTCGGTTGACATTATTTGTGGTTGCAATACTTCTAACTTACTGTCTTTCGTGTTTCGTATCGTCGTGAACCGTGTGCCGAATTGGTCTGGCGTGATTGCTAAACCTGTGCGACGATCGATTTCTAACAAGTCATTGCTGATGTATGTTATCGGTGTTGATACTCGCACATTGTTTGATAACTGCGACCACGATTGGTCGAAGTCATCGAATAAGTCTAACTTACCAGAAAAGATACTGCGTCCATACGTTTCAGTGCCACCCTTGAATCTAACTGCAACGGCTGGTATGTCGTTGATTTTTAACTCGATGTCTTGCAAGTCTTGCGTTTCTTTGAGTTTGCTTAACGGCACTTGCTTATCATCTTCGTATAATTTGTATTCGATTTTGTTATAACTTCTGCGTTCGTATAGTGTGCATTTGTCATAGTCTGTTTTCTTTGTGATTGCGATAACCACGTTCCCACGCTTTTCTATCTCGCAATAACGCCCGTCCACAAACTCAATTAAGACGTTGCCATCAATGTAGTTCAGGAAGAACGCACCATAACCGATTACTAATGTTAAAGGCACTTGTTCTTGCTTGATTAGATTGTCGAAGTCGTTGAAGTCTAAAATCTCTTTTAAGCGTTCGTCTTCACAACTAATTTCAGGTATGCCCGTTACGTTTACTAACGTATCAACAATCGCCATTGGTAGTCCTGAATGAGTTTTCTTGACGTCGGTGTTGTATGATACTGCGTAAAAGTATTTTCCTTTGACGTTTGAATTGGCAAATGCCGAGTAGTAGTTCGCAAGTTGGGAAGTGTTACCTTGATACCATATATAGTATTCATTTAATCTCTTATAGATAGTGTTATCAGTGTGCATCGGCAACCACCCCTTCTTTTCGACATATTTGATTACGTTTTTTTTCCACCATTGCTTGATCCCCATATTATACACCTTCTTTTATCTCGTATGCCCAATACGTGATTGAATACATACTGGCGTCATAATAGTCGTTTTGTATTTCGTTCTTATCTTCTATAAATCCTTTTTCTTTTGTGCTAAATATGAGCTTCTTGAACATATCGTATATTCGCTTGTCACACCACCACACTCGCCCTTGACCAATTAGCATATACATCAGTTGCATACGCTCTTTTCGTCCTGCTTCTTCGCCGAACTTGAACGCTTTTTCAACACGGACAAATATGCCCTTTTGTTTTAATCGTCGCTCAAGCGTGTTCATTAAGAGCTGTGATACTGCGAAACCATCAACGAATATGCCGTCAACGTCTAATTCCTTGCAGTAGTCACTGATGATTGTTACCCACTCATTTATCAGTCCTTCACTTTCGATTGACCGACACTCATACGAGTTTATGAATACGACGTCGTGGAATCCTTCCGTTAGTCCTGTTAAGACTATGATTGATTTACTGCTCCCTACGTCGTTGTTTCCTATATCGACACCGATGCTATACTTGATTATTTTGTTTTCTTTCTTGCCGTATTTGTTGGTGCTTTCAAATCTCATAAGGTTTGTTATCATTGTATCTTTCAAGTATTCAGCGAATACTGCGCCTTCTGCAACGCCACGTTCGCCTAAAAAGCGTGTGATGTAGTAGTGGCTTCCAACCGGGTACATCTCGCCGAACTTACGTATCTTCTCGACACTCATATACGGATTATCTCGTAGTCCGTAGTGGAAGTAGTAATAACCGTCTTTTTTGTAAGTCTTTTCCATTTGACTTCTTATCGAACTCGGTGCATCGCCCACTATTTTTGATTGATTGATGCGTTGGTATATCTTATGGTCTGGGTCGTCGCCGTTTAATGTGCCGATTGTCAAGGGGTAATCACATCGCCCTTGTCGTGCTATCATTTCGTCAATAAACCCGTCGTCTGCTAAATTGATTTCGTCCACAAGGAACGTTTCTATCTTCTTACCGACTATGCCTTTCCAAGCACTCACGTTGCCAAAACCTGCCAATAGTATCTTTCGCCATCCGTGATAACCTTTTACGTGTATGTATGGACTACCTACGGGATCGGTCTTCCACGTGCAGTAGTTAGTGAATTGCGTTAGTAGTCCTATATCGCCGTATAGTAGATTGTCTTTGATTGAACCAAGATTTTGCCCTGCGATACAATGTAGCTCGGTTTCACTGCTCCATACACGCCAGAATAACGCTTGGACTGCGATTGCCGATTTACTGCTTCCTGCTGGGCCTTCCATCGTTACCCATCGAGTGTCGTTTTTAAGACATAATGCGATGGTGTCTAAATGCTTACTTGTGAGTGTTAGTTTATCACTCGACATCTACTTTTCTCTCTTTCATTGCTGATAGTATGCTTTCCATACCCTTGTCTTTGAAGTCGATGTTTTGGTCGATGACTTGCTTGTTCGTCCATTTTTTGCTTTGTCGATTTTGTAACCACCACATAGTCATAATGGGAAACTTGCCTGATGTCGCCATAAGGAACGCTGTGTTCTCTACTTTAATATCTGCTAAAAACCCATCTTTTAAGATTTCGTTCAATTCGGTATATTGACGCTTATAACCAATCCAAGCGTCCTTGCCGATTCCTAACTTTGCATATATATCTTGTTCATATAATCCGTCTCTTGCCCACTGTCCGATTTCCATTAGACGTGGTTGAACATGGCTTTCGTATTTACAAGGTCTTCCCGCTGGCATGATACACCACCTCTGTTACCTATTATACCATAATATTTTCAAAATGTCATATAAAATATTTTTATTTTCGAATATCTCCCTTTCAGCATAAAA